AAAGGAGGAAGCGGAAAAGGCGGCTGAAAGGGAAGCCAAGAAGAAAGCCAAGCCCTCATTCAAAGCACTCGTACAGAAAAACAAGGAACGACGTGTCGTAAATGCGGTAAAGACTGCCGCTCAAAAAACTGCTCTCAGTCAGGCTACCGGCGCGGAACGCGTACAGTTGGCTAAAAAGCTTGCACCCAGGACTCAAGCGAATGTGAAGAAATCCAGTAATGCTAGCAAGATATTTAAGACCAACGTGCGGAAGGCCGCGGAAGGGGCGGCTGAATCTGCCAAGGAGAAACTCCGTAAAAACGCGGAAAAGAAGGCGACTATGATGAATAAGTCGAGCTATCAGGCGAAGATTAACAGCCGAAACTTCAAGATACCAAAGAACCGAAAGAAGATATTCACCAGTCGTATTCAAAGGGCGACGACATTGGGACAAGTTTTGAAGGCGTATGAAAATGCTCAAAAGGAGCTACCTAAGTAAACCCAAAAATATGTAAAAAATATCTTAAAATGAATCACCCCGACGACGATTGTACCGTGATTACCGAGATGCCTCTCAGCGACGAGGTTGTCGGTTTCATCGAAAAGGGGCTTCACCGTGACATGACTGACGAGGACGTCGCAGAATGGTGCGACGATAACCTCGACGACCTCGCCTCGATATATGAAAAGTACCGTGGTACGTACTTGTCATACAGAGATGCTGAGATGACTTTATTTTTCACTCAAACCGTATACGATCGAGATGATGCGATGGATATGATTAGCGCTTTCGTAGATTGTAATTAAAAGGAGAAACCCGAAATTAAACTTTTCATGATTGTATATCCTTCCGTTTTTGTCATGTTTTCAGCTGGAGGAGCTTCACCCCGTAAAATACCGAAACGAGCGGATGGATGACTTTTCCACGATTGTGGGTAAAATCGAATAGACCTCGCTAAGACTGGTTTTTCGAAAAATATTTTTACGAGTGAATGCTGATCATAGTTCGCGTCAAATTTGAAACCATCATCTACATCTTGGAATTCACCATTTTCATCCTCGTACTTTAGTTTCACTGATGTTATCCACTGCCCACTGTCATGACGACCTTTCATGGCTACACCAGAAATGTATACAGGATTGTTTACACCCACCTGATACCATTCATCCTTGTTTTTATGTTTCGCAGACCAAGCTTGACTGGAATCCAAACGCCCCGCGCCATGTTTTGTACCTATGGCCTCATCATTCCAGTTTGCGGAACTCGCGTGATTACTATAAGGAAGATCACCGAGAGCTGATAAATTATTGGTATTTGTATCACCCACGAACATATCTACGCGCATGGATATGTGACTTTTCCACGTTTGGGGGTAAATACGTATGTACCGTGCTCGTACGGGTCTACTAAAAGTGGTCGTGACCTTCGTGTTACGATCCGAATTTCCTGGGAAGGTTTTACCGTCTATGTCCCACCAAGAACCACTCTCATCCTTGTACTTGACCTTGAACGATTTGACCCATTGGTCCGAATTTTTCCTCCCCTGTGTAATCACACCGGAAATACTTCCGAGTTTACCGTTATCCAGTTGGATCCAGTGACCTACATCGTTAGATGAAGAACACCATGCTCCGGGCGAATCGATCATACTATTACCACAAGTCTCAAGATTGTAATTCAAACCACGACTTTTCCATACCCCGGATGCGCTACGCATACTATCGGGGGTGGTGACAGGTGTGGGTACTGGTTCCGAGGGAGGGGGTGGAGGCTGTTCCGGTGGAAGACCCGCCTCTTCGACCTCTTCCTTCTCGACGGTTTCCTCCGGTTGCTCGGCTGGAGTCGCGACTTCTTCTTCCTCTTCTTTTTTGTTCATGGCGAAGGCGGCACCTACACTCGAACTGAGACAGAGCACAGCGGCTCCTACATACATCGCCATGTTCGTTACTTTAATTAAAGAAAAAAATCGCCTTTATACTAATGGATATATGTGATGTTTGCTGTGAGAAATTCAACAAGATAAATCACAAAAAAGTTGAGTGTCCATACTGTGATCTGAAAAGTTGTAGGTCGTGTAGCCAAAAGTATATCCTTTCGTCACATCAAGATCCACATTGCATGGGTTGTAAGACAGCATGGAATCGTGAGTTTGTAGATTCATTTTGTACTAAATATTTCAGAAATACCGAGTTACGTCGTCACCGTGAAAATGTTCTCTTCGAACGCGAAAAGGCTCTCATGCCCGAAACACAACCCGAGGTCGAACGAATCATCAACATGCGAAGACTCCGTGAAATACTTCACTACCAAAGAGAAAGACTCATAGAATTACACAACAGACAACGAACGAACGAAGTCACACCCGAGATACGCGAACTTCACCGAGATATGGAAAACACGTATCGATACTTACAACAAATACGGACAAATCATCATTACGATACGGACCAACAACGGATATTTGTTCGTCAGTGTCCAAGTGAAAGTTGTAAAGGATTTCTATCTACCGAATGGTACTGTGGGCTCTGTAGTATGTACTACTGTAAAGAGTGTAACGAGTCGCTATCCGAAGGTCACGAATGTGACCCCGAGACGGTCGAAACTATGAAACTTCTGAACAAAGATAGTAAATCGTGCCCCAAATGTGGAACTGTGATTCATAAGACGGATGGGTGTGCACAAATGTGGTGTATAAACTGTCACACCGCGTTTAATTTCAATACGGGCGAAATAGACACGGGTCGTGTACATAACCCCCACTTTATAGAGTTCAAAAAGAATAAACTCAACTCACGGGAACATGGTGATATTCCGTGTGGTGGCACACCCTCTTTCCGAGAACTTCGTGAAAAGGGTGCAACCAACGTCATCTTACAGTACGCACTCGTCATTTTACAAATGGAACGCGAACTCATATTCATGGATGATAGACCCGCGAATAACCTGAATTTTCGAATAGCTTATATGCTAAACGATGTGACGGAAGAGTATTTCAAAACCTTTCTTCAGCGTCAAGAAAAATTTAGGGAAAAAATCAAGGACATTTCGCACATCTACGAGATGGTGGCAAACACGGGTGGTGACTTGCTCCGACAGTATCTCATTCACCCGGATAGACATGATGAACTCGTCGATATTTTGTGTAAGCTCACACAGTACACGAACGATGTATTCGCCACTATACGAAAAAGGTACAACTCGGCTGTTCCTAGAAATATTAATATGTGAGTCTACAGTAGGATGATACGGATTTTGTTCCTCATCATAATTTTAGTGTACCTATTACCTTCGTATCCCAAACCTGTCGTCATAGAAGATTTCGTGACGGAAGAGGAACGCACACACATCATAAGCAAAGCGGAGAGTAAGTTACAGGTGTCGACGGTAGATAAAGATATGCGAGTCGATGAAAAGACGCGTAAGAGCGAAACCGCGTGGCTCAGCGCGAAAGACCCCGTCGTTCGAAGTGTCATAGAGCGATGTGTTCAACAGATAGACAGACCCATCGAAAACTGCGAACACCTTCAGGTGCTTCGGTACAAACCCGGTGGTCATTACATACCCCACCAAGACGCCTTCTTCGATGAAAAGAACGTACGACTATACACGTTCATCTTAGCACTCAACGATGAGTACGAAGGTGGTGAGACGGTATTTCCAAATTTGGAAGAAAAGTACAAACTCAAGGGGGGTGATGCTCTCTTCTTCAACACACTCGACAATTACGGATTGGATACGTCCAAAGCTTTACACGGCGGGGAACCTGTAAAGGATGGTGAGAAATGGATTTGTAATTTATGGGTTCATAAATACCGATACGATTAAACTTCACCACGCTCGATGAGTTTCTTACGGTTTGCCATGTGAAGATCTTGGACGAGCGCCTTGTTCTCGGCACCATAGGGTACCGCGTAACCCTCATCACAGAGCCACTTGTTCACGTTGGTCCAGATACCATCCTCGCACACCCAAACCTCGGCGAGAACACGACCAAACTTACCCCTCGAATCCGCCTCCGGGCATCTGAGTTCGATTTCTACATCATCCTTGTCAGATGCGACCGCCTTTAGGCACCACTCCTTCAGCTTCTTCTTGGAGAGAAGACCAAACTTCTTCTCTTCCTTATCGGAGGTACGAGACTCGGGGGTATCGATACCCAGGAGTCGGACCCTTTGCTTTGTACAGACATCGAAACCGAGGTCGATCGCTACATCGATAGTGTCACCATCGACAACCTTTTCGAGAGCAGAGACGCGGTACTTGAAGTTACAGGGTTCAACGTTATAGGACATGCTTATATCCTTTCATCGACTTAAAACTTTAATACCCTCGTATAATAAATGAGGTGCGTCGCGTATTCCTCGAATGACTCGTATAAATATCGGTTAGCGAAAACACGTGAAAATGTCCTCAACGATTTGTACGAGAGAAAAGCCGTGGAACAAAAACCAAAACGCGCGGATAATTTGAGGCTTCGTCTACGTTTCAAAGAAGCGATACAAGAAGCTCAGGATATATGCCAAGAGGAGGGTGAAAAGTCGAAAGAGTGTCACTTCGCGTGGTATGAAGTGGATGAACTCGAAGATTCCATGTCTAGATACTATCCAGATCAAAAGTGATTAACGGTGGTTCGTCTTCGTAGCCATAAAATCGTATCGTTATTCCTAGTATTTTTCTCATTTTTTGATTAAGTTCCACGTTTATGAGTCGTTTCCATGTATTCAGTGTAGAGTCGAAATATTCGAGACCGTCTTCACTAAATACCATTTCACGGAGTTTGGGGTTTTGTCTAAAATCGTTCATGATCCGATTTACACCCGCGGGGAGTGGAAGGTTATTCCTCTCGACGGCATCGAGTATATCAATCACGTAGTACCCGTGTGCATCGCATATGATATTCGTTTGCATGTTCGGGAAGCACGTGATAAACGCTTCAAAGTCTTGATTACTAGGAAGTGTTACAAAAACAGAGTCCTTATCGTAATCTATCTTATTGGGTTTAATCGCACACGGATGGGTATGATACGAAACGAGAGCCGGCCAAACGAGTTCGACCGTATTTAATTTTACTTGATCTCTATCTCTCGAAGTTACAAAACTAGGTTTACTAAACAAGGCTACATTCTTTACGACTTTACAGTCTACGTTACCTGCGTATTCCCACTTCTTCTTACACGACAAGTCACTTATGTGTTTAAGGTCTTGCACAACCTTACGTGGTAACTTGACGCGTTTCCGTTTGAACATGAGTGGGCGGATGATACACACACTCATCCTATATTCATGATCACATTTTTATCCAACAGTGTAATCGTACCAAGTTCGTTCCATGTGTAGTACCTAACGGATATACCGAATTGTCTACGCATAATCGGGTCTACGTATTTATTAATGACGCGCTTCCATTTTTCCGGTGTAGTGGTGAAATATGTGAGCGAACTCCAATCGACTCGTACTCTTTGAAATTCGCGACCTCCCATGAGTTCATTAAAAACTCGAACCACATCATTAGGATTCGGTTTATTCATATTCGTCTCGAGAAGATCCACGACGTAGTACCCTTGATTCTCTAAAATGATATTCGCCTGAACTGCTGGGTAATTGGCTATATACGCTCTGAAGTCGGGTTCACTCGGGTACGTAAAAAGGGGTGTCTCATTTTCGGGTACTGGGTGTGTATGGTACACGATGTATTGAGTCAACTCTTCTTGTGTAGGAGTCACGGAAGCTAATTGTTGATTTGTTCTCGCCGTAGGTTGATTAAACTTGACATAGTTGCGTGTATTGCTCACGGTGAAAGGAATACTACCCACGTATTCGACTCTTTGAGTCCACGTACGTGTATAAATTTCTTTGAGTCTATCAATCAAAAGTCTACTCAAACGGACAGATACGTATCGATTATTCGCATTCGTGATCGTACCTAGATTATAACGATCTCGTCCCACATTCAGTCTCTTGAAACTATTCGTCAATTGGTTCAGAGTTCGATTAACACCCCGCCTTCGTTGCTCGATAACCCTGCGTCTATTGGCGGTTTGTCTACGAGCGGTCTCGGCTCTGGACATCTTAAGATATATAGAGAAAATTTACATGAAATTATAAATGAAGATACGCATAGAGGATATGATGAAAGAGATATACGCTGAACTGGGTCCTGGGTACAGTGAAAGAGTATATCACAACGCGATCGAGGTGCGGTTACGAGAGCTGAAAGCCATGTACGAATCGGAACGTATCATTCCAATTTATTATCGAGGTCATGTCATAGGTAATTTACGTGCCGACATCATCATCAATGGTAAAATTGTTCTCGAATTTAAGACCATCAAAACACTCACGGATGGGGCGGAGTTGCAGGCGCATAATTATCTTCGGTTGACTGGGTTGAGGAAGGCGTATCTGGTGAATTTTCCTCCTCACCCGGGGCGGGAGGTGGAGGTCCGAAAGATCGAGCTAGGACCATCAGAGGAAGAACTCGAGTCAGAGTTTGGTAAAATTCTTGAGCATCATCAAAGTGTGTCTTCGGATCGAGGACTGCCCCGGTTAACAATTCCTGAGCCGACTTTAGATGATACCTGGCCTGTTCGAGACAGTACTTCACGTGTGGGTCGGGGTGTGTGATGGTATCAAGGTGAGGGAGTACATGTGACTCTAAATCATAGAGGGCACACAGAGCTTGTTCGTCTTCCATTGTC